CCCATATGGAGACGGTTGCGCCGAGTTCCACACATACGGAAAGTGGTTTACCGAACATAAACTTGCTTTTGCCATCACCTATCAAAATCAGGAATGGATGTGCTTAGTCTTCCCGGAAGAGGTTCACTTCTCACGGGCGGGTTCTTTGTGGACGGTTTCAAGTGGTCCTTGTAAAAATCCTTTAACAGCTCTTCAGGCCGCATACGTCTTGGCTAAAGAAAAGCTCTAATGACTCGGCAGCGCCTTTTCTTAGATATGAACTGCGTAGATGCAGCGCGTGAACGCATGCGACACGTCTACGACACTTTTGACACGGTTTGCGTCCAGTTCTCTGGCGGTAAAGACTCAACAGCAGTTCTCTACCTTGCCAAAGAAATACATGAAGAGCGCGGGTTGGGTCCAGTAAAAGTAATCTTCCGTGACGAGGAGATGGTGTCTCCTGCCGTCATCAAGTTCGTAGAAGAAGTCCGCGACTATGACTGGGTCGACATGGAGTGGTACTGCCTTCCAGTAGGACAGGAGGTATGGGTACTGGGACGCAGGGAGTATTGCTTGCTCTGGTCTTCATATCGCGCATCTGAAGGACGCTTGGTTCGTGAGATGCCTTCATACGCAATCCGGGCAGAAAACTTTGGGCTAGACCCAAACAAGGTTCTTCCGCAATCAATCGACTACTACACAATGCAAGGTAAGAGTGGGCGTACGGCATTTATTACTGGAGTCCGCGCAAATGAGTCAATGATTCGCTACCGCTCGTGTGTTCAGAAGCTGCATGAGAATTATATTGTCACTCCTTACCGTATGAAGAAAAACATACCTCTCAGGTTTGCAAAAGTTATTTACGACTGGACAACAGACGATGTTCTCAAGTTTATTACCGAAGAGCACAATGCAACATACTGTGAGTATTACGACCGCGCTGCACTAACGGGTTCAAATACACGCGTTGGTATTCCTTTACATGCTGTAGCGATTCGTCGTCTTGGTGATGTAGTTGCTACAGAGCCAGAGTTCTACGACAGGCTGTTTGAATGCTTCCCGCATATTGATGCACAGCGGCGACTATGGGCGGACTATGACCTAGAAGGTCGAATCATGCAGTATGCGCGGGATGGATGGCCTGGAATAAAAAGATGCGTAGAAGAAAACATTGTTACGCCTGGGCTAAAGATGCGCGCACAAGCATATTGCGCAGAGTTCCGCAAAAAGCACGTCAAAGACCCATATTCCTATCCGTTACATTTGTTGGTACGAAATCTCTTGATACACGAATTTACCGTGATGGCAGTTAGTCCTATTGGACCAGGTACTCGCGCATACACAATTCAGCAAGAGCAAGAACAAGAAAAGCTAGATGGAATCTGAGCCCATGATTCTTTCTATGTCCCACGCTTCTAGGAACACAACAGCCTGAACGACTTTGCCCGAGTCTGATGTCTCATCAACATAGATATCTACCGCGCCAACCTCTATGCCAAGCTTTTTAGCTAAAGAAGCTTTTGTCCTTGCCACATCCTGCTCGTACGATGCTACATAAGAGGCTATCTCGTCATGAATGTCAGAAAAATCTGCGAACACGGGCTTGGCTCCGGCTAGTTCAACCAGCATTTGTGTGCCCATTTCGGCTTTTAGACATCCTTCGCAAGCGATTTTAGTTGTAGATGCTGCTCTTTTTCTTACCTCAGCGTGCCCACAGGAAAGCTTATGTATGTATTCAACCTTCCCCCATCTGCCGGAACGAATAACCTCAACAACGTCTTGCTGTGGTGCGGCTTTTTTGCTAATCGTCATCTTCTAGTTCGTCCCAGGTTATTGACTCGACATATCCGGAATAGTACTTTTCGGTAAACTTAAGCTGTACTTCGCCGAACTTGTCAAGGCCTACCGTCTCGATAAAGCCTTCTTCAAGCATCTCAAAAAGCTGCCATTCAAATTGCCACTCATCTTCGGTTAGCCACTCTACTGCCATCTTTTTCCAGACCTGCATTAATTAGGTCAAAGATTAACTGACCTGCTCCACTGTTTAATTCTACATCGGAGCCGTCCGTAGCCATGTTAACAACATTTCGTTTTGAATTGATGAGGTCATAAATCTTCTCGTCAATCGTTCCTTGAGCAAGGATGTATGTAGCTATCACGCTTCCTTTTTGCCCTAGTCTGTGACAGCGGCTGTATGTTTGGTCCACGTCAGCGGGTGTCCACGGTAATTCAACAAACAACACGTCTTGTGCGGCAGTAAGTGTATGCCCTGTTTTTGCGGCCTGTATTGACAGCGATATAACCGGAGCTTCATCTATCGTCCCAGTTTGAAATAGGTTCTTGTGCTTCTGAACGTCTTCTGCCGTCATCCCGCCCTGAATCTTAAGCCCACCGTACTTCTTGGCTATAGCGTCAACTATTTCGCGATGGTGCGCTGCTACAACAACCTTGTCGCCGTTGGCAAGTTTGGAATCAATCCATTCATTTACAGACTCCATCTTTGCTTTGGCTGCAAGTCGGCGAAGGACAGAGATACGCACTAGATGTTCGTTTGACTCGGCACGAATCCTGGCTTGAACAGCGGCAGAGTACGGAGACTGACCGAGCTCTTTGGCTATTTCCTTTGCTCGCGCAACAAGGTATTCAATAATGTCTTCTTCGGCTTTTAAGTATTCCTTCATGGCAGCAGCACTTGGTTCTACGACAAGCTTGGAGTGACGTACGGCTGGAAGCTCAGATAATACTTCGGACTTAATGCGACGTATGTAGCAATTACTGCGCAGCATTTCGTTTAGCTCATCAAGGTTGGATGAACCTTCGATGTGCCATTGACCAAACCTGTCACGAAAAGCCCCACAGTAACGTCGGTAAAAGCCCCATAGGCCGCCAAACTTATTGAGCTGGCCAAGAATATCAAGCTGGCTTGCGTATTCTGCTGGGCGGTTAGTAATTGGTGTTCCGGTAAGACAGAGAACCAAACCTTCCTTAGGAGCAGACCGTGCCATCTTGATTGCGGCTTTTGTGCGCTTGGCAGTTGGGGTCTTTGCATAATGAGACTCATCGTAAACGTACGACCGATGACCTTTAAGTTGGTTCTGCCAATGGTCGATGTTGGAGTAGCCGATAATCAAAAAATCATATGTTCCCTTCTCGGGGAAGACAGCACGGTTCGACACTACGGCTACGGTTCGGTTGGGTAGCCATTTATTTATCTCGTCGCGCCAGTTGAGAACAAGAGTTGGGGGGCACGTAATGACAGCCGGGTACGAGTCCTGGACGTATTCAAGCGTGCCTATCGCCTGCATGGTCTTTCCCAGCCCCATGTCGTCAGCGATAAAACATCTACGGGCGTTAGCTGCGTACGCAACCCCAGCCTTCTGATAAGGTAAAAGCTCGCCGGCGAGTCCAGGTATGTCTAGCTCTGCTGTTTTTGCGCGTGATGCTGCGATTACTTTGTTCTTTACTTGCTGTATGTCTTCGGCAATCTCGAGAAGTCCTTCGGCTATTGGTTGATTGAATTTCCCTCCCCATTCAATAGCTTCGCGCAACGCAGTAGACGCAACACGCCATGCCATTGTTTTGGAATGCCAGGTGACTCCGGGCAAGGACTTGACACTGCGTATCATCACGGGGTCATAGGCAAAGCTTAGATATACCCAGTCCCCGTCTATATAGATGCCTTTTACTTCATTTTGTGGTGTCGGCAAGTCAAACTTAAGCACGGCGGTATCTATCATGAAGCCCCACTTTTTAGCAAGCTCCCTTACTTCGTCAATACTTGCTACAGGTACGCGCCATACACGGCCAACCTTGTCCCATTTTGCTCCATTGACAGTCTTTATAACCGTTACCTGTTCAGCGTTGTAGGGGAAGTCCATTACTAGATGGTCATCGGCAAGAAATAGAGCGCCTTCTGTCATCCCATCATCATACCGCGTATGTAGAATTAGTCTATGAATACTGAAAAGTTTTACGACCCTGAAGACGTTGCAAGGTCATGGTCTGAGATAAACCTCAACTACACGGCTGCATCAAACAACACAAATCATCTATTGAAATGGGCCCTGCCTCGAGTGATGGCATATTATTCTCAAGAGATGTGGTGTGCAGGATGGCTCGATACCGCTAACAAAACACTGCCGGACATGTTCCCGGAGATAGCAGAAATTGCGGCAACCCTCGGCGAGATTTGCACTTACTGGGATGGTGAAGATTTAGGGGAAATCGAGTGGGAAAAATACAACCCTCGATAAACTGTAGGCATGCCAGGCAACCCAATACCACACGCAGAACGATATCCAGATTTTGGAATATCGAAGCATGACATCCCATATGGTTCTCTCCCCAAGAAACTGCTGTACTATGCACGATTTTGCATGGAAAAATTCACATTTGATAAGTATCGGGACTTCCGAAGCGACGCGCGGCCGTCAAAACAGTCGTTTGCTCGTGCGGTTAAGGTATTGGTATCCATGGGATTCCTTGTTGTTTCAGGTGACGGCTTTATTATTACCCCAGACGGAGTGAAGGCAGTTCGTAAAATAGGTTCCCGTGACTCCATGCGTGCCGACCGAAGAATTAAACCAGAAGAGGATTAATCAACGGGGCTGCGAAGTTCACTCGTAGAGTGAACGAGCAGACTGCGAGTGAAGTTACATCTGTAACGATATGGAGTTTTTTGCTTCGTCGCAGACGAGCAAAATGCGTAATGAGTGGAAGATTGTAACGGAGCGAGCGGGGCTAAGAAGTAGCCAAAAAAGAGCAAAAAAAAATGCCCCTGCCTAAGCAGGGACACTTTTCTCCTTTTACAATGCTAATAACGCAAATAAAACTGCTACAAAAATAACTGAACTCATTTTCCCTTTCAGTTCTCGTACCCATATGGGTCATAGATGGTTGTTGGTGTTTCACATGGGTAGTGGAACATTTCGCATTCGGGTATGTCGTTGCCATGCGAGTTGGAAATAGCAATAATGCCTAACCAAACCGCAGTAACAATGGTTCCCCAAAATACAAAACGAACGCAAGAGCGCACGAAATAGTACATAGTTTCCCTTCGGGTTCTCCGCCCATGTACAAAGTACAAGGTGTAGTAGTCAAAGTCAAGAACCTTTTCGTGTGCTGTTTGTCACTCTTGATTTAGAACCACACACGACGCTGGCGAAGATGCGCCTGAGCCATCAAAACTCAACGGGGCTGCGAAGTTCACTCGTAGAGTGAACGAGCAGACTGCGAGCGAAGTACCGTCTGGAACGAACGAAGTTTTTGTTTGCTTTCGGGCGTAGTCCGAAGCAACAAAATGCGTAGTGAGTGGAAGGTCGGTACGGAGTGAGCGGGGCTCCAAAACGATTGGTAAATACATTGACGGTGGCGGAAGAGGCACAAAAAAAACCCCCACACCGAAGTGCGAGGGTTTTTTTAGAGAGAAGCGATAATTATGAGTGCGATTATAAAAAGAAGACTATTCATTCTCTTCTTTCTTTGGACACTCGCCTTGTATGTGAAAGCAACCAAGCCGACGAAGCCAAACGCAAGTAGTACCTTCGTCAATGATGTGACTGCATCGCCCGCACTTAGTGCCCTCAAACGCCTTCACCATCTTGCCGAAAGTCTTACCGTATCGTTTTGACTTTTGTAACTTAGTTTCTTCCGGATAGAACTCCGGCATAGAAACTCCTTATAGATAGTAAGTAGCAGGTTACAGGTGACAACTCAGTTTCACAAGTGTCGTTTGTCACAGCCAGACCGCAACGAGCACACGAACTTGACGATGTCGGTCACCGCTGCCGCTGCGGCCGTGGCCACGAGCCGGGCCGTGCAACAGTCCCGAACGGGAATGCAAGCATCGGGACTCCCGCGGCGGAAGACATCCGAACGTTTGCTTTGACCTGAGGACTTGACTTTTTGCTTGCTTTCTTTTATGCTTTAAGTAAAAACCGCCACTCTGAGTGAAAAAGTACAAAGTTCCATCACTTTCCGTGAGTTTCTTTATTTCAGCTCGAGTTTTTCCGAGCTCGAGCTTGAGCTCACGTGACTCCAACTGGGGTACTTGGTGGGCGGGGCTACCAAGTACCCCTGAACTATTAGTGACGGTGGCGTAAGACAATGCGCACAACAAGAAACGCCCGCCCCCTTTCGGGAACGGGCGCACTTGGTTAGGTTGGTTGTTGGGTTGGGGTTACTTCCAGCAGGAAGCAGAATACACAGCATCGCCGAGATTCTCACAGTAAACATCAAGCACTTCGTGCTCAACGACTAGCGAGCCTTTCTCATTACCACGATTCACACGGCGCACACGGCGCACTTCGTACAAGTCTAGAAAGTTAAGCACTACCTCAACCGCGCGACTTTCGCCACACGGCATAAGCAGACCGATAGTTACACCATCACTAGCGTTTATCTTTGCCCACTTACCACCGCACACAGCGAAGAAGTTCATCTTGCCCATTTGAGCAATAACTTCGTGTGGGTCGCACTCACGACCTGAACGGTCAGCGTTGCGCAGTGCAACAATTGAGAGTTCGTTATTTGTTAGTTTCATTTCACCCCCTTCCATATTGCAGGGTACAGGGAACACAGCACAAACACAAGTGGCAGTTGTCACAAGCCAGCCGAGGCAATCCAAGCCAAGCCGAAGAACTCCGACGAGCGACTGGGCATTAGCCCCGCGGGGCCGCTGCCGGCAACGGGACTTCCAGGTGCGAAGAAGGGCCGGTTGCATAAAGCGTAACACGAAGTTCGGTTTTGTCAAGTTTTTTGCCTGGTTTTTGACGTAATCCCACTGAGAGTGATGAAAAAATTCAGTTCGTCACGCTGCGTGGTCAAAAAAAAGAAAAACTAAAAACTTTAAGTTGGACGCATCGGGTTTCCACAGAAGGGCTGAGACATCTGGGTCTGGCGGGCGGGACTGCCAGACCCCTTCTGACTATTGCGACGGTGGCGGAAGAGCGAGTCGTTCTTCGTGTGACGAGTGTCATGTTGCTATTGTTGCTTACACCCTGTAACTTGTAGTCATGAACCACTCCCACCTCTACTACACAGTACGGTCATGTGTGCGCTTTATCTTTTGGGCAAGCCTTATCACTGGAACCTTCTATCTAATTATGTCTATCGGAGACGAGAAGCAAGGTCTTTCCGACTGCGAGTATTATCACTACCCGTGTGAAACGACAACGACTTTGTACGACCCATATGGGTACAACATCTATCAACCCTGAAAAGAGAACATGATTACCTGTGATACTTGCGGTTTAGAACAACGCACCACACAACAAAGCGTATCTCCCGATGGGGGCTGGTCTTTGCCTATTGACCACTTCGGCTACTACGGTGGCTTTGACGACTGCGTTGATGTGCTGATAGGTGGAGAGCAGACACGCTTTCTAAGTATGTGTCACGACTGCGTTGTAAAGTTGCTGACTACTTTCCCGTTGCTTGGTGACAAGTTTCAAGGTGGTTGTCACCCGAACTTCATACACACGGACTTCCGTGATGATGGAGACGATGGAACGCTTCACCCTTCGTGCTGTCGCTGGGCATGGACTTGGAAGAAAGTCGGCAACGGCAAGACCGACACCTATCTAGGTGATGGCAATAGTGGCTGGTACAAGGCGCACCAATGATGAGTATCATTTTCGTTCTCGCTGTTGGCGTCGTTCTTTTCCTGAACTAAAACAACGTCTCGGTCTGCTGAGGCTTTCCGTGTAATTCCGTTTCCAGACACACAGCGTGTGCGTACCGATGCTGGCTCTCTATGCCCTTCGGAGATGTGTTGTTGTTTGACCTCACCCAACACAAGACCTGTTTCATAACTGTACTGTCCCCAACTGAAACTGGGTGGTCGCAATATACACAACGAAACAATGCGTAAGTCATAATACTTATACTAGCGGGGCTGCGAAGCAGTACCAACTCTATTACCACGGTGGCGGAAGAGAACTATTCGGGGACAGCACAAAGGGGTCGCCCACCGATGTAACTCGGCGAACGACCCCTTGGCTCTTGGGGGGACTTAGTTGTTCTTTGCCTCTACAAGACGATGGCAATGAGTGATAAACATTTGGAACAGGTCGGGGATTGCGCCACCACCTGCTTTCCCAACCTCTTGACTTTCGTCAATGTCGTCAAAGACAGGCATACCGTTGTCGTCATAACGATACAGAAGCGTCTGTGCTACTGCTTCCCCGTCCCACGGATAGACAGTAGCGATAATGCCCTCACGGATATTTGTGTCGGGGTTACTCTTGTATTCCTCTTCTAACTCTCCACGCTTTGCTTTTTCCATTTCTTCTTCTGTCATTGTTGGACGACAGTAGCCCTCTACGACATAAGCAAGCCACAGGAACTTTGGCGTTCCGTACCGCTCGGTCATTCCTTCCAGTAAGCCTGAGAGCATTGCGGGCAAGGTGTCTGTCGGGTGTCCCTCTATGAGGTCGGGTGCGATAAACCCGTCACCGTTTGCGAACTCTCCGATGAGTAGTGGTGGTGCGTCTGCGATACCACCATTCTCTTCGCAAAGTATCCACTTCGCCTGTATTGCCTTATCCACGACAAGTGCTAACACTTCGTGTGGGTCACGCTTTTCTTCTTCCATTTTTTACCCCCCAAGGGTGTAGGTGTATGTAACAACTGTAAGTGTAGGGGACAACAACAAGAAACGCAAGTGTTGTTTGTCACAGCCCTTCGTTGGAAGCAAGGTTCGTGTGCGACTGCGACTGCGCCGTGCCTGTTAGCCCCGGACGGGGATGCGCGCATCGGGACTTCCGCGCACGGCCAGCTTCCGGCCCTCGACGGCCAGCTTCCGGATTCCGTTTTTTGCCAGTTTTCCTTGGAATAAACACGGACAGTGGTGAAAAGTCAAAGTTTCCTACTCAAAGTGGTCAAACCAAAGTCAAACACAAAAAAAAGTCCGAACGTGCTGAGTCCGAACGTGCGAAAGGCGGGTTACTGCCATCGGGTAGCGGGGCTGCCGATGGCAGTCTAACTACTTGTGACGGTGGCGGAAGACAGTTCATGCAACACAAAAAGCCCGCCCCCTTTCGGAGACGGGCTTACTTGTTTGTTTGTGGTTGGTTGGATTAGCGGTCTGGATTAGGCGTTGCCTGCACCGTGAACTGCCCGCTTGCATCGTGGTGAGAAAGGTGACAAGTGAGTACCATTGTTTCGGAGTCAAGCGTGTAGCGCAATGACCAATCCGAACGAACGGTAATCTTTTCTAACAACCCCATTGGAGTATCGGCGTGGAATATGCCGTTGCGCTTACCGTCCCACAATGGGAATCCGCTAGTGCGCCACCAAGTGTCGCCTTCGTGAATATCCTTGTTGTGTTCAATAAGTGCCTCGGCGGTCATAGCGAACAAGTCTGTCGCCATATCCCACTGCCAATCCTCGGAAGTGTTACTTATCCCTTCCCACTCAATGACAGAATCGGTCATGATTCCCCCTTTTGTGAGTTGAGACTTTCAGACTACCAAGTTAGTAGTCATTAGTCAAGTAGTTATTTTGTGACATTAGACACTAAGCACAATGATTAGGACTATTACAAATAGTAGCGAGTTCATAAGTAGCCACTTTACACACACAGCCTCGCCGATGTCAAGTCTTTCCTCAGCCGACATCGCCGCTGCCGCCGCAACCTGAGCGTCGCCCCAGTAGCCCCGCGGCCGGATTTTTCCGTCCGGGGCTCATAACCCCAAAGCGACGGTGGCGGAAGAAGTCCCAGTCGAGGGCGAGTTCACGAGAGGTTGCAAGTGAGTGAGACAGTTTGCCTCTGAGTGTCTCAGGCGAACGCCTGTTCGTAGCGTGAGACGGTTTGAGCCTTTTTGTCTCACGCGAACACCTGTTCGGCGAACGCCTGTTCTGTGACAAATGTCATGTTGCAATGTGTAGGTGACACCTGTAACCTACTAGGTGAGACAACTGAACCGAAGCCTATTGGGATTGCTCCACATACTCTGTGACCTGATACTAAATGGGGGACTGTCGGGTAGGGGGTGCGCCTTAGACAAGCGCACCTGTCTCACCTACAACATAAGCACCGAGAAGGGGAACCCATGACACGCAAGGACTATGTCCTGCTGGCAAAGTTTCTCAACGACAAGCGCAAAGACTTGGAAGCGAGCATGATGCCACAGGCAGAAGCAACGCTGAAAGGTTTTGACGAGGCTATCAAAGCAATCGCCAAAGCCCTTCAATCCGAGAATTATCGTTTTGACGCTGAGAAGTTTGCAAACGCAATCACCAAATAATCGCAAGAGCAACCCGAAACACAAGCCCCACGCTTTACGGCGTGGGGCTTTTGTTTTGCCCAATCACAGCCCGCAGATGTCGCAGATGTCCCAGATGGCTGGGAGTCCCGCGGCGCGATTTTGCCGGTCGGGGCTACCAGACAAAAATGACGGTGGCGGAAGA